ATAGTTCTGGCCCTGACAATCAGGCGGGAACGGCTGATGATGTGATGGGAACCCCCGGCTCTGACCTTGGTGGCTATCAGGGAAGCACTGGCATTGGTTTTGGTGGTTACGCTGGTAGCCCCTTTGGGCCAAACCCAACAGAGGTGTCTTATGTTACCCCAGAGCTTACTGCGTACAATATGGCAGGACTAAACAGGTCTCAATATGCTCAACTTCCGGGTTATATGAGGGCAATGATGTCTATAGCCCCGCCTATTGGGTATCACGTTGATAAAAATGGAAAAGTTACTGGCTATGTTTCTAATCCGGTTGGCTTACTTGGTGGTCTTTTGTCTGGCATTAACAATATGATTTCAGGGCCACCTGAAACATCACAGGATTTATTTGACCGTGGTGTCACGACAGGGTATGGCCCCGAAGGTAATGTTGGTGGTGAGAACTATGACGGCGGTGACGGATACGATGACCGCCCAGAAGTCGCGCCAGTTAACCCTGTTACCGGCCAATGCGATGCAGGCTATATGTTCGATGAGGACTTGCAGGCTTGCCGTTTGGACACAGGTGGCGTAGTCGGCGGTGGTGTTACTGGCGATACATTTGTTCCTGGTGCATATGCACGGATGGGTTTGCTTGATGTAGCTCCAACTGGCTTGCCTGGGTTTTCTGAGCAATATGGAATACCGTCACAAGATTTTGACGCAGCTAACTTGGCATTTCGCCGTGGCACTGCTACACAGGCTGGAATATTTCAAGACCCATATGATTTGACAGGATACACGCTACTAGGATGAATGAAGGAAAAGCTAGACAAGATATGGCTCGTGCTGATAAAGCCGAAGCCGTACTTAGAAACGAAATATTCATTGAGAGCTTTGAGTATTTAGAGGATGAGTTTACGAAAGCGTGGAAGCAAAGCGCATTGAAAGACACGGACGCACGAGAGCGTTTGTATATGCTTTGCCAGAACTTAGAAGCATTGAAAGGCTACATACACAAGGTAGTCGAGGATGGGAAAATGGCAAAGGCGACTCTACAAGAGTTGCATAATCGTCAACAATTTGAGAAAAGGAAGTAATTATGTCCGACAATCCGCAAGGAACCGGCAATTTTTCAGTAAATGATGCAATTAGCCTTCTAACGACCCCCGAGCCGGACAAGGTTGAAGAAGAGCGACAGGAAGCGGAAGCTTCCGAGCCGATGGAGACAGAGGCCGAAATCACGGAAGAGGATACTCAGCCAGAGGCTGAATCCTACGAAGATGACGAGGATGATGTTGATGATGTCGATGAGTCTGATGAAGACGATGACTACGAGGATGACGAAGAGGAACCTCAAGAACAGTTCTACAAAGTCAAAGTAGACGGCGAAGAACTAGAGGTCAGCCTTGACGAAGCCCTACAAGGTTATCAGCGACAGAAGACTTTTACAAAGCGTAGTATGGAGATTGCGGAGCAACGCAAAGCTGCCGAGAAAGAGGCAGTAGAAGCAAAGCAAGCTCGTGATTACTACGCACAGCAACTTGAGGTTGTGGCACAGCAGATTAGTCAGACAATTCCACAGGAACCTGATTGGGTCTCGTTAGCAAAAGAGGTTACAGCGGAAGAGTACAACGCAATTAGAGCAGAGTACGACAGCCGTATGACTACCCTCGCAAGAGTGGAGCAAGAGCGGCAAGCAGTCGCTCAACAACAGGCCGCAGAGCAAGAAGAGGCGTTGAAGAAACACCTCAATGCACAACGGTCTGAAATGCTGGAGCGTATTCCTGCTTGGCGGGATAATGAACGCAGAGATACAGAGCGTGTTAATGTCATTAACTATGCTCGTAGCGTTGGTTTCAGTGAGCAAGAGGTAGCACAAGCAACAGATGCTCGTGCAGTAGAACTTCTTTACAAGGCGATGCAGTGGGATAATCTTCAGAAGAAGAAACCCAATGCTAAAAAACGCACGAAGCAAGCTCCTAAAATGGCTAAAGCTGGACAGCCACGGTCTAAAAAACAAGATGCTAGTCGTTCGCGGCAGCAAGCTATGGGAAGGCTCAATAAAGAGCGTTCAGTAGATGCAGCCGTATCATACTTGATGGGCAACAAAACTTAGAAGGAGTTTTCAAAATGGCCACATTCACAACCGCTCTCGCAGTAGGCGAAAAAGAGCAACTCGCAGATGTGATTTATCGCATCGACCCTGATGAGACACCAATCTTTTCTGCACTCAAGAAAGAAACCTCAAACGGTATCTTTACTGAGTGGCAAGTTCAAGAATTGGCTTCCGCATCAGCCACCAACTACGTCAATGAGGGCGCAGACGCCAGCATAGGCACACCCACAGCTACTACTCGTCTGGGCAACTATCACCAGATTTCAGTAGCAGCAGTCGCTGTATCAAAGACACTTGATGCAGTCGAAAAAGCTGGCCGTGACCGTGAACTGGCATACCAGAAGGTACTGAAATCATTGGAACTTCGCCGTGACATCGAAAAATCAATCGGTGACACAGACGTTGCTCGTTCTGGTTCAGACCCTCGTAAGTCAGCATCACTTTCTTGCTGGATGACAAACGGTTCAGTCGGTGCAACAGCCGGTGCTTTTGGCACAGGTGACGGCACAGACACCATCACAGATGGTGATGACCGCGCTCTGACACTTGCACTCATCGAAGACGGAATGCAAGATGCTTGGACAGATGGTGGAAACCCAAAGATGATGGTTTGTTCAGCAACAAACCGTGCGAACTTCTCAAACCTGACAGCATCTTCAAACTTGGTAAACAACCAAGTGAATATGACTCAGGCGAAAGAAGTAACCTACGTTGGTTCAACTTCAGTCTTCCTGACTGACTTTGGAACAATTGAGGTCGCTCCATCACGCTTTATGGGCAATGACCGTGCGTTCTTGATTGACCCAGACTTCGCTTCTCTTTGCACCATCAATGGTCGCAACTTTGCAGAGAACGAAATCGCGGCAACAGGTGACGCAGAGAAGTTCCAGATTGTGACTGAGTGGGCTTTGAAAGTACAAGCTCCAAAGGCACACGCTGGCATCTTCGACCTTAGCGGTTCCTAAGTAACATAGAGGGGGCGGGTTTACCGCCCTCTCTTCTTATAGGGGTTATAATGAAAAGATTAATTACATCCGATAAAGCTACTGGCAAGCAGACTTATATGCGCCAGGAGTCTGATGGTTCTACCTTTATTGAGAACACGCAGAACTTTGACACGCTTATAAAGCTAAACAAGCAGATGTCTGATGATTGGCGTCAGGGGCAGCTTACCGGCACTCAGAAGCACGTTCAGCATATAGCAGAAATACCCAATGTAGTGTATCATCACCTATTGAAGACGCTGGGAAAGCCTAGCGAAAACCCGAAGGCTTGGAAGGCTTGGCTGAACAACAGCGAGAACCGAGACTTTAGAACTGGCGGCGGTAACATCTAATGGCTATAGCATCTTACGCAGACCTGCAAACCGCAATCGCAAACTTCTTAGCTCGTAGCGATTTAACGGCTCAGATTCCTGATTTTATTCAGCTTGCAGAAGCTCGTATCAATCGTGAGCTAGAAACTCGTGAGCAGGAAAAGCGTTCGCAAGCCACCTTAACGGCAGGTGACGAGTATATTGCATTGCCTACAGATTTGCGTGAGGTTCGTGAGGTTAAGTTACTTACAAGCCCACTTACTGTTTTAAGCTACGCATCACCAACTGGACTTGATACTCAGTATTCTAGCAATGGTAGTGGCAAGCCACTTGGCTACAGTATTGTGGGCAAGGAAATGAAACTACGCCCTGTACCTGATTCTGCTTATACAGCAGAGATTTTATATGTCGGTAATGTAGATACATTATCCGCTGTAAGCACACCTACGTTGTTTTTACGCTCTCCAGATGTGTATCTATATGGTGCTTTGACTGAGGCATACGTTTACCTGCTAGATGAGACAAGAGCAGCACAGTATGATGAAAAGTTCACTCGTGCTATAAACGAGGTGCGAATGGACGAAGAGCGTTCACATTACGGCACAGGGCCATTACAAACCAAGTCTGTCTATTTGCGGCAGAATACAGCAGCGGAGAAATAAACTATGTCTGCAATGAGTGATTACCTTGAGAACGAAATTCTCGACCATATTTTAGGAACTGGCTCATACACTATGCCATCGGCTGTGTATGTTGGGCTATCTACTGGTTCTTTTGCTGATGATAACAGCGGTACAGAGCTAACCGGCAATGGTTATACTCGTGTAGCAGCTACGTTCAACGCAGCAGCTTCTGGTACGGCTGACAACAGTGCGGCTGTTGAGTTCTCAGCGGCTACAGCAAGCTGGGGTACGATAAGCCATTTTGGTTTATTTGACGCATCATCAAGCGGCAACCTGCTTATTCACGGCGCGTTTACCACTGCAAAGCTGATTGACACAGGTGACATCTTAAAGATTTCTGCTGGCGACCTAGACATTACAGCAGCGTAGGTGTAGCTAATGGCCACCGGCACTCCGCACCTAGACAACTTTACTAGCAGCATTGATGCGCTTCCATATTCGTTGGACAGCGCATTACTGCTTACTAAGGTTGACTGGTCTAACCCCACTCTTGAGCAGTTAGACGCTTGGGGTACGCTGGAAGATTTAGATAATTACGGCCTTACTCTTGATACGCTAGACCAGCTTGAGGTCAAGCATTTTCAAGGTACTGCTACAGCATCAATTACTGTTGCAGCAGAAGTTCAGTTTGCCATTGAAATGCCAGCAGCGGTATCTATCTCCGCATCCGCTACGGCAGATAACACACGCATTCGTGAGATGGCAGGCTCTGTAACAGGTGCTGCTAACTTTGCCGCCGTTATAACACCTATTAGAACAATGGACGCATCTGTAAGTGTTGCTGTGACCGATGCGGCAGAGCTTACAAGGCTTAGAACCTGTGCATCATCTGTATCTACAGAAATAAATGCTACATCTAACTCTAACTATGTATTCAATGTAAATAGTGCTGTTAATATAGCGGTGACGACAACAAGTGCAGTCAATGGTATATTCTCTATGCCCGGAGCAGCTAGTTCATTGGTTAGTGTTTCTTGTGAAACAAAGCGTCTTGGCGAAGATTGGGGTGATGTAGCTTTAGGCACAGAGGTCTGGAGTGACGTTACTATTGGAAGCGAAATTTGGGGTGCTGTTACAGTAGGCAGTGAGGTTTGGGCGACACAATGATACAGTTCGGAGAATGGCTGCCTGACCAGCCAGATTATTTAAATGCCGGTGTTATTGATGCACATAATGTGATTCCTGCCTATAATGGGTATCGCAGCCTTGGCGGGTTTGTAGCTTATTCTGATAGCGCAGATAGCACTATTTTGGGCATATTTTCAGCAAAGGATAGCTCTGGCAATGTAAAGCTATTTGCTGGTGATAGCGCAAAATTATACCTATTTAATCAGACAGGTTCTACTCTGGACGATGTTAGTTTAGCAGGTGGGTATTCCTTGCTTTCATCAGAGCGTTGGCGTTTCGTTAAATTTGGTGAAGAGGTAATTGCTGCTGGCGGTATCGGTGAAAGCCTGCAAAAGTTCAACGTGTCCACTGACAGCGCATTTAGCGTTTTGTCAGCGTCTGCACCAAAGGCTGACTTTATTGCGGCTGTGCGTGATTTTGTGTGGACTGCGAATATTGACGAGGGTTCTGGTCGTGTGCCGTATCGCTGCTACTGGTCTGGGTTTAACGACACGACATCTTGGACGGCTGGAACAGAGCAATCTGACTTCCAGGACATACCTGACGCTGGTGCTATTACAGGCTTGGTAGGCGGTGAATATGCTACCATTCTTATGGAACGAGCTATTGTTCGTGCCACATATACCGGCCCACCACTAATCTGGCAGTTCGATAAGGTTGAGACTGCTCGTGGATGTCAGGTTGCTGGTTCTGTCTGTAACATTGGACATACGGTGTTTTACCTGTCTGATGATGGTTTCTACTCATTCGATGGCTCTCAATCGCAGCCAATCGGAGCAGAAAAAATTAACCGCTGGTTCTTTGATGATTTTAACTTTGGCTACAAAGATAAGATGACCTCTGTGGTTGACCCGCAGAACCAGTTGGCAATTTGGTCATATGTCAGCAATAGTGCCATCGACACTACACCAGACCGTCTGCTCATCTATAACTATGCTTTGAACAGATGGTCATATGGCACAGTTCGTGCTGACTTGGTGGCACCATTCTTT